ATCAAGACGATCCGCGACCGCGTTGTCGCGCGGATCAAGGAGACCCGCGACGCGGACGGCGAGCGGACTGACTACGAGGCCGCTGTACGGGCCGTGGTCAGTCAGTGGGCCGACTCGCAGGCCGTGACGATTGCTGACTCGGAGGCCACGGAGGCCTACAATGAGGCGGTCCTGACGACCCTGGAGGCCGATGGTGAGGCCCAGGTCTACGTCACGGACGGGGACGAGGATGACGAGCCTTGCATCGAGGCCAACGGTCAGGTGTGGACCATCGAGAAGGCACGCGCGAACCGCAAGGAGCACCCGCGCTGCCGCCGTGCGTTCCTGCCGATTGCGGAGGTAGCATAGGTTCATGCTCATCCACAACGTGACCAGGGGCCGCAAGAAGCGTAAGCGCAAGCCGGGCGCGGGCTCTGCTGTGGGCGTGAAGCCGCACTGGCGCACGCCTCGCGGGCCGAACCGAGGCAAGCCGAAGGTCCGGGTGGACGGCTACAAGCGCGGGAAGGGCAACAAGCGTAAGCGTCGGGGCTGATCTGGTACGCTTCCTGGCCCCACGAGAGGAGCAGATGAAGCAGCCACGGTACACCCAGACCCAGTTCTTGAACCTGATCGACGCGGTCGAGGAGCAGGGCGGCATGCACGCCGACGAGTTGTGCGAGAACCGCTACATCACTGAGTTCGCAGGCGGCAACGAGTTCGTCAAGGGCCACGAGCTTGTGATGTGCAACGAGGTCGCCATCTTCCGCGTCCCGTACAAGGGCGAGAAGGACAAGACTGGCGAAGTCCGCGTGTGCGCTGTGGACGACGGCATGCTGTGGTGGCCTCGCTTCCGCAAGGAGGTCGGAGAAGAGTGATCGTTGAGATCACCTCCCGAGACACCTTCGAGCCAACGTGCGTCGAGGTCGAGGACTTCCTTGAGGTCGTGCACTCGATCAACCTCGCCAACGCGGCCGGGAGGAGTCTCGCGCTGTTCCAGAAGGATGACGGCGAGCCCGTGGCCGTGTTCATCAGCAACATCACGCGTGTCGAGCCTAGGCCTGATGCTTTCATCGGGTAGTCTCGCGCTCATCGGCTTCGGGGCGGTCCTGACCTCGGTCAGCGCAACCGCCGGCAGCATCGTGGCCGGGCTGGGCGTCCTCTGGGAGGCCTTCATCTTCTACCGCTCCGGGACTGGCGATGCCCTGTAGGCGCTGCTCGGTCTGTGGTGAGAACTGGCCCGACGAGGCGCTGTACGGGAGGTGCCCGGAGTGCCGCGAGCCAACCTCGCGCTTCGGTAACACCGACTCTATGTCCTCGGAGGAGGGGGCGTCGAGGATCGCACACATCGAATTCGAGAAGCACTACGAGCGGCACTGTGCCCAGCGCGGAGTCCCTGTCGAAGGGGACCTTCCTATCGACCTCGCAGAGCTTCTTCCGGACCTCGCGTGACCCTCTTTCCGTGCGTGCTTCTGCGTCGTCTTCGAGGCGTCGTACTTGATAGACTCCTTGGTCCCGCCGAGGACACCGAGTACGTCAGCACGACCGCCCCCGCGACCCCGCCGCCGACGCCCTCCGCATAGTCCCATGGCGACCCCAGCCAACTTGCCTAATCCTAGGAGGATTACCCCTTGTCTCACGCTCCATTCGACGCGCCCTTCGCGCACGGTATCTACAAGCAGAAGTACGCCCACCCCGGAGAGGAGTGGGGCTCTACGGCGATCCGAGTCGTGGACAACGTCATGGGCGCGGTGGACATGCACCGCACCGATGAGGCTGACCGCCTGACCGCCCTGATCGGCCACCGGAAGTTCGTCCCCGGCGGACGCTACCTGTACGCCTCCGGCCGCGACCTGCATCAGGTCCAGAACTGCGCCCTGTACCGCGCTGAGGATACGCGCGAGGGGTGGGCCGAGTTGTCGTACAAGATCGAGATGGCGCTGATGACGGGAGCGGGCATCGGCGTGGACTACTCCGCGCTACGCCCTGCTGGCGCGCCCATTTCGCGCACGGGTGGATTCGCCTCCGGCCCGCTCAGCAAGGCCCGCATCACGAACGAGGTTGGACGCGAGGTCATGCAGGGCGGCGCGCGCCGTTCGGCCATCTGGGCGGGCCTTGCGTGGTGGCACGCGGACGTGTTCGACTTCATCCGCGCGAAGGACTGGCCCGAGTGGGTCAGGAAGGTCAAGGCGGGAGAGGACGTGGAGCTTGCGGACGGGACTGTGATCCCGGGAGACCTCACGTTCCCTGCCTCCCTGGACATGACCAACATCAGCGTCATCCTGGACCGCTCCTTCTTCGAGGCCTACCACGACCCCTACAACGCGGGCGACGAGCAGGGCTATCGCGCCCCCGATGGGCGGACGTGGCACGAGTGGGCGCACGAGGTTTACGACCTCGTCATCGACAAGATGTTGACCACGGCTGAGCCGGGCTTCTCGGTGGACTACGACAACCCGCGCGAGAGCTTGCGAAACGCCTGCACCGAGATCACCTCTGAGGACGACTCGGACATCTGCAACCTAGGGTCGCTCAACCTCGCCCGATTCACCTCGAAGGAGGAGTTCGGACAGGCCGTCGAGCACGCGACGCTGTTCCTTCTCGCCGGCACTGTGTACTCGCATCTTCCGCACGAGGAGGTCCACGTCACGCGCGAGAAGAACCGCCGCCTCGGGCTCGGCATCATGGGAGTCCATGAGTGGCTGCTGGCTCGGGGTAAGAAGTACGGCCCGGATGAGGAGCTTGGCGAGTGGCTAGAGGAGTACGAGCGTTCGACCGAGTACGCCCACAAGTGGGCTGACCGCCTCGGACTGAGCCGCCCGGTCAAGACGCGCGCCATCGCCCCCAACGGCACCATCGGAATTCTGGCCGAGACGACCACGTCGGCTGAGCCCATCTTCGCGGCTGCCTACAAGCGCCGCGTTCGGAACGCCAGCGCCCATGGCGACACGGTGGAGTTCGAGTACGTGGTTGACCCCACCGCTGCCCGGCTGGTGGACGCCGGAGTCGACCCCAACCTCATCGAGGACGCCTACACCCTGTCGTATGACGTGGAGCGCCGCGTGGCCATGCAGGCGTGGCTACAGCAGTACGTCGATCACGGTATTTCGTCCACCGTGAACCTGCCGTACGTCATCAAGGACAACCAGGAGCAGCGTGAGTTCGGTGAGATGTTGATGAAGTACCTCCCGAAGCTGCGTGGCATCACTTGCTACCCGGATGGGTCTCGCGGCGGTCAGCCCCTCACGTCGGTCCCGCTGGAGTACGCGCTCGACAAGACTGGCGTGCGATTTGAGGAGAATGAGGAGCGGTGCGTGGGAGGTGCCTGCGGGGTCTAGACCTCAAGCTGAGCTTGAGGGCTGCTACACTACCTGAGCTTCACCTCCTCCCTCGCGGCCCGCTTCGGCGGGCCGTTCCATTTTCTGCGTCACGACGGGACGTACCATCTCTCGTATGGAGCTTCCCGCTGAGATGTTCGTCAAGCCGGTCGACGGCACGCCGGACTTGTTCCAGTTCCGCTACGACTTTGCCCTAGAGGGCAAGGCCGCCCCCGACGCTCCGGTTGTTACGGAGATGGAGGACGGCGACCTGCTGATTGAGGGCTACGCAGCGGTGTGGGACGGCGATGACCGCCAGGGTGAGAACTTCGCTCCTGGTGCGTTTGCGGCCAGTCTCAAGAAGTTCCTGGATGGCCAGGCCGCGCTCTGCTACCACCACCAGCACGATAAGTGCTTGGGGAAGGTGCTCGACCTTCGCGAGGAGGGCAAGGGCCTTTACATGAAGGCCCGCGTGGACGGCTCGATCAAGGATGACCCTCGACTGTCCTCGATCTACCGTCAGATCAAGCGCGGAACCTACAACGGACTCTCGACCTACGGCTACTTCACGCGCGGAGTCGGCGCGCTGGCCAACAAGATCATCAACACCGACCTCACCGAGATCAGCATTACTCCAGTGCCGGTTCACCCCGGAACTTCGCTGGCGGTTATTGCTGGTAAGGCCCTCGTGGAGGACGTCCAGGTGCCCGACAAGGTCACTGTTGATCTGCCGGATGGTACGGAGGAGATTCGCGAGGACGACCTGATGTGGCTCAACGACTCGCTTGAGTCCATCGAGCGCATCCTTGAGCGGATCGAACAGCGTAAGACCGTCAACACGGACGCCGCGTAGCGGCTGTCACACCCACCTCTAGAGTTAGGATCACGATGAAGACCTTGAAGGAGATCACCGAGGCCCTGTCCGCCCTTGAGGAGCGAGGCAACGCGGTCTTTGCAGACGTTGAGGCCGGCAGCAAGACGGCCGAGGAGGCTAAGGCTCTCATCGAGGAGATGAAGCCGCAGCTGGATGTCCTGACTGCTGAGCGCGACTCCGCGCTACAGGTTGAGGAGATGAAGTCGCTCAAGAGCGAGTTCACCTCTCTCCAGTCGGTCATCGAGGATCTTCGTAAGCCGTCCGGAGAGTTCACTCTCGGCGTGGACGACGCTGGCGTTTCCGATGACGACCCGTACGAGGGCAAGTCCCTCTCCATCTTCCAGGACATTCGCCTCGCCAACAAGGGCGATCAGTCCGCCAAGGACCGCCTCACGGCGGGCTTCGAGGGTCTGAACTCCGAGGGTAAGGCCATGACCGAGGGCACTGCCGCCCAGGGTGGCTACCTCGTTCGCCCGCAGGTCGAGCGTCAGATCGTCCAGGCCCGTGAGTTGGACAACGTCCTTCGTGGCCTCTGCTCGAAGCTGAACGTCACGTCCAACAGCATCCAGCTGGACCAGATCGGCCTCAGCACGACTGCCGGATGGGTCGCGGAGCTTGCGACCAAGCCCGAGTCGACCGGCATGACGCTGGCGACTGTCACGGCCAGCGTCTTCACGGCGGCCGGACTGGCGACGATCTCCAACCAGCTGCTCGCGGACTCCAACCCCGCTGTCGACGGCCTTGTCACGGCTGACCTCGCCAAGCGACTTGTCGCTCTGGAGGAGGCTGCCTTCATCGCCGGTGACGGCACGGGCAAGCCGCTCGGCATCCTGAACACCCCGGGCATCGGCGCGACCGCGCTGACCGCCACGGACATCCTCTCGCTACTGGACGCGATCCTCGACGCCGTCGCGGCGGTCGAGACCAACCACGGCGCTCCGTCCGCCATCCTGATGCACCCGCGCACCTGGACTCGCATCCTCAAGTCGCGCGACGCTCAGGGCGCGTTCTACATCGACCCGACCGGCGGCGTTCAGGACCCGCGCACGGGCCTCCGTGGCCCGGTCAAGTCCCTCTGGGGCTACCCGGTCGTGACCTCGAACCGCGTGCCGACCAACCTCGGCACCGGCACGAACGAGTCGCGAGTCATCGTCGGTGACTTCCGCGAGGCGCTCATTCTCGACCGC